AATCATGAATGCCGTTATGGATGGCAAAGTATTGCGATTCAGATTAATGAATGGCAAAAGAGTATGGGTTGATCCTCCTAGTGATGAATGGAATGCTTTTGAAGCAAATCCTAGTTATCAAAAACGGATTAAAAAAACAAACCTACAAACCAATTTATTTAAAGATCATGAAACTAAAGAGAACTAGAAGAGAACGTACTTGCCATCAATGCAAGAAAAAGATTTTTAAAGGTGATAGTTATGGACAAAGATCTATAACTCTAGGATCAAAAAAAGATGGAATGACGGAATCATTTGATAGAGACAAAGGAGCCTTTGTAATACATCAAATGAGAATTAAGGTTGATATATGTCAGGAGTGTGCAGCATGAATGAAGCACAGTATAGATTTGAATGTAGGAAATTAATCTTTGATGAAAATGTTTTACCTAAAAGGATAAACAACATTAAAGAATATATACCCTATAAATCAAATCATAGAGTTTTTAAAGAAGATGATTGGAATTTAGGAAGATGTATAAAATGTCCTGAATGCTCAAATATAAGTCTTGTATATCACTTTGAATGGTCAGATAAAGAATGTCATGAATGTAGAAAAATGATTGAAAAAAACAAATATTTAATAGAAGTAAAAAACTTTAAAACCTTTAACCAATTTTTTAATCATGAATGAAGAATTTAATCCTTTAAAACCTGAACTACTAGAAAAGATGTGGGCTGTTTATTACCATATGTATAAAGGTAGAGGGAAGAAAAAAACATTTCTCAGTAATGCAACTGAATTAATTAAGTTGATGCAAACTGCTATCCCTGAACAATCCCAAATCCCTAAAAAATATAAAAAAGATTCTATTAAATATGGATTTGATTTTGATATGTGGGGTCGTGGTGAAGCATTGCAATTCTGGTCTACTAAATATGACATTAAAGGAGAAAATATTAGTAAATATTTTCACTCTATAAGTTCCGTAACTACTCTTTCTTGATCATGAAAAAAAAACTAATCAAATTTGAATTTACTGAGAAAGAAGCAGCCTATCTGTATGAAGAGATTCATAGAATAGAAGGCTATGTAGGAATTTTGGGATTAGAGGATGAATGTGAACCATGGGTTATTTGCAACAAATTCTGTAAGCAGTACCGGAGGCAAATAGATGAATGAAAAAAATCACTTTGCTAAATATATGCAAGTAGTCAAAGAAATAGAGCTATGTGAAAAAGTTCATAGCTTTTTGCTGAGACATGAGAAAAATCCATTTCATGTCATGTCAATTGATGAATTTGGGAAGTTGAAAGGAGGCTTTTACTTAGTAAAGCAACTATCTCAAGCAGGTTATGCGTTGAAACCATTTAGAAAAATATATGCGGACTACTTGCAAACACAGTATGTAAAATCATGAATGCGAAATATTACAATTTCATGAATAGATTATTTGCATATATATCCATTTACCCTTAGATTAAACCCAACTAGACCCCTAAACAAAGTGTAAAATGGAAACTCAAAGCATTGAAATTGATAAAGGATTGATTGAATTATGCCACTCCAAAAAGGAGAGATGGCATACGCTCAAAGGGTTTATCATGGATATGGTTCTACTCGGCATACAAACAAAATATAAAGACTTGACAACGTATGATACCATGAAGAAAACCGACCGACAGAAAGAAAAAAACAAAGAAGAAAGGGAGGTTTTCTATACTAGTAACGTAGACAATAATATAAATAAGGAAAAATCAAAAAAATGGGTTTTTAGAGAAAATCACATTCCTAAATCACTTGAGTTTTGTAAAGATTTAATCGTTAAGTTCTGGGCAGTAAAAAAGGGATTTCATACAGAAGATGCTTTTAAACTTTTAATCGGCATTAAAGGTTTGGGTGGGATATATACAAATCATGGTCAGAGTGCTGTCTTAGATCAGCTAGAAGAGGGCATAGCGAATAAATGGCAATCTATAACGCTTAAGAACTACGTTGCCTTTGGAAGACCACAGAAAGCCGATAAGGAACCTGTAACCAATCATCCAGCAGGAAGACTCTTTAAGAATGGGAGGTTTGTCGATGAATAAGCGAGTGAATGGCGTAAAAATCCCTGAACGCAAAACAACCTCTCCTCAATTCAGGTCTAAATGGTTGAAACTAATCAATTCTTACTCCTTAAGTGAATGCCAAAAACTTAAAGATCAAATCATGGGTAAGAAATGGAAGTACACAATGACTAACCCTTATTCAGTAGAAGAACGATTTGTTCTTGTTTTATTGAATAAAAAATTAGAAGCACCAATCAAGAGTTATCAAGATGGAACCGTTATTTAACAACCTTCGCTCAATCACTCTCAGACTTAAAAAAGGATTACATACACCTAATCCTGCTAACCCTGAGAAACCAATGTGGACGCTGGAGGATCTTGATGAAATTGCTGAAGGTTCTAAACGCAACATCGAACAAGCCAATAAGCACCTTGATATTTTTCCGAGAGGGTATCAAGGTGTGAGGTTTAAAAACTTAGCTAGGGAGACTCCTCCTCCTGAAATCAAAGAATCTGTAGAGGTCGTTGACCCTAAAGATTTCCCAACTAACTAATTTAAAATTATGTCTCACAGTTTTGATCCAACTCAAGCAGACGAGTTAATTTCTAGCTTAAAAAGAATAGCTCAGGCACTTGAAAATCTTCCTTATGAACTGAGAAAAGAAGGTATATCAATCCATAACTCTTCATTGGAAGACATGAATACAAAGATGGAAGACCTAGGTTATCTTCATGGGATAGCAAAGCAGATTGATGAGTTAAAGGGATATCAATGAATCCTTTTGCAAAGTGGATGCACGTCCAAGCCTTAAAACGTGAAAATCCTTGGTCTTCTGTTTGGCTTGATCCTTTACCAATTCATAGAAAAGAACCTGAACATAAATATGTTTGGGAACCTACTAATGAATCCCTTTTATATTCAACAACTCAAGTTTGTAATAACAAAACACCAGAAGCTTTAGCCAATATTGAACGCTATCGGCATGGCCCTAATGGTTGGGAAGCTAGAGGTAAAAAAGTTCATTGGTGTTTAGAGCAAAAAATGCTCGGTGATCCTGCACCTGATCCTGAACTTTATGGTGAATGGGTTGAACCATTGTTGAATCATCCATTCTTTAAAAACTTCGAGCCGTGGTGTACCGAGTACATGTTGTGTGATCTTAAAAAATCTGTTGGAGGACAATTAGATCTTTTGGGTTATGACCATGACTCCAATCGTTTAATGCTGATTGACCTCAAATCTCAAAGTAAATCAGGCAAAACTTATTCAACTAATGCTCAGTTAGGAAGTTATGTAGAGGCACTAAAAACACATCATGGATTAGAAGTTGATGTATGTAAAACGATTTGGGCTAAACCTAATAAGACAACAATTGGTGATGATCAACCTGTTAATGAATGCTTAGATGCTTGGCATAAAGCATGGGAAATATTTGAAGAAAAGCAGGAGATCCCTTTCTAATGAATGGCAAATATATAGTTTTAAAAATTCAGAATCATGAATGCAAAGAATGGTTTTTACATAAACACTATGCAAAACGAATCCCTTCTATTTCTTATGCTTTTGGCTTATATGAAAACAATTTACTTCTTGGTGTTTGTTCTTACGGTAGACCAGTTGCTCATACATTAATCAAACACGCTTTTAACGGTCATTATCAAGATAATTTTCTTGAATTAAACAGGTTAGTAGTTAATAATAATCTTCCAAAAAATTCATTAAGTTTCTTTGTTTCAAAAACATTAAAACAACTTCCTTCACCAGTTGTAGTAGTTAGTTATGCTGATACATCTTTAAATCATCATGGATATATATATCAAGCTTGTAATTTTATATATACAGGTTTATCTGCAAAACGTACTGATTACAAAATCAAAGGAATGGAACATTTACATAGTGCATCTGTAATGGATCATGCTGGTAGAGGATTAGAAAAAGGCAAAATTAATAAACTTAAAATAATTTATGGTGACAATTTATATCTAGAGGATAGGCCGAGAAAACATAGATATTTTTATTTGATTGGGACAAAAAAAGATAAAAAAGAAATGTTGAAAAATCTAGCTTATAAGGTTGAAGCTTATCCTAAAGGTGATAACAAAAGGTATGACGCTTCTTATGAAGCAAGTCCTCAAGGCGTTCTCTTTATCTAATGACAGAAAATCATAAGAAATTTCAAGAACATTTAAAAGAAAGTACAAAAGCTTTATTTATCGTTGCTCATTACTTCCATCATCATGGTTATACCATTCGTATAAATGGACAAAAATGTTCTCCTACTGCTTCTAATCATGAAAAATATGCAGATGATGGAGACTTGTTTATACAAACAAAAGAAAAATGGGTAAGGATTGAAGTTAAAGGATTAACCACCGAATTTACAAACTCACAAGATTGGCCTTTTAAAAACTTTATGGTTTGTGCAAAGCATTCTTATGACAAAACATTACCTGATCCTCCTAGTTGTTATTACATTTTAAATAAGACAAGAACTTTCGCTGCAATAGTCAAGACAAATACTTTTGACCATTGGTTTACAAGAACAGTGAAAGTTGGAAACTATAAAAATGTCAGTCAAGAGTTTTATCACTGTCCTTTAGATAAAATCAAATGGGTAAATATTGAAATTTAATGAATGAAATTTTTATTCCTGTAATAGGAATTCCTGCTCCTCAAGGTAGTAAAAGACACGTTGGGAATGGGATCATGATTGAAAATAGTAAACGTGTAAAACCTTGGAGACAGGATGTAAAAGAAGCAGCTTTAGAGCATTATCACGGAGAAATTATTGATCAAGCTGTAGAAGTAGAAATTATATTTTCATTTGCTAGACCTAAAAGTCATTACGGAACAGGCAAGAATGCAAAGAAGTTAAAACCTTCTGCTCCTGTTTTTGTAACAAGTAAAGGAAAGGGTGATTTGGAGAAACTGGAAAGATCTACATATGACGCACTATCTCAAAGTAGTGGAGGGAGTGTTTTAAAAGATGATTCTTTGGTTGTGCAAAATAAAAACATGAAAAGGTATTGCGTAGAAGGAGAACACCAAGGAGCAAAAATAATCATAAGAACACTTCATTGATTTCTGTCGTTTAGTAAGCTAGACTT